TATAAAAAATATACAAATTATGGAAAGCAAAATTTTAGAATCGACTATACTGGAACACCTACATTAAGTCTCACAAATGAATCTACATTTAATTTTACCATTAAACGATACGCTGATCTACTAATGGATTGCTATATATCTGTGAATTTACCAAACATTTGGAGTCCAGTAATGCCGCCACAACAATATATTAATCCGGATAACAGTATTGGGTATACTGACTGGGAACCTTACGAATTTCAATGGATTAAAAATATAGGGGCGCAAATAATAAGTCGTATTACAATAACATGTGGTAACCAAAAATTGCAAGAATATTCAGGGCAATATTTATTAGCCTCTGCAAGGAGAGATTTTAATTCACAAAAATTGGAGTTATTTAATGAGATGATAGGCAATGTTTCTGAACTGAATGACCCTGCTAATTATGACGAAAGGGTGAATACATATCCAAATGCATTTTATACAACAAGTCCTGCAGGTGCGCAACCGTCCATCACTGGACGCACTTTATATATACCTTTAGGTGCATGGTTTAATTCAGTAACAACACAGGCATTTCCTTTGGTCTCTCTTCAATATAATGAACTTCATATAAACGTATCATTTAGACCAATAAATGAGTGGTTTACCATAAGAGATGTGCAAAATATGGCTAATAATTATCCAGTGGTTGCTCCAAATTTTAACCAATTTTATATGCAAATGTACCGATTTTTACAAACTCCTCCTGACGAAATGCTGGGTGTAAATTCATATTTAGATACAAGAAGTATTTGGAATGCTGATATAAATTTAAATTGTACATATTGTTTTCTCTCTAATGAAGAATCTGAAATATTTGCAAAAAATGAACAGATATATTTAATAAACCAAATCTACGAAAAACCATATTATAATATTACTGGACAAAATAAAATTAATATAGATTCTCTTGGTATGGTTTCCTCTTGGATGTTTTATTTTCAAAGAAGCGATGTTAATTTGCGCAATCAATGGTCTAATTATACGAATTGGCCTTATGAATATATGCCGCAAAATATTTCTCCTGCACCATCTGAAGGAGATGTTCCAAACCCTGACCCCAAAGGTCCTCCAAAGCTTGGTCCCGGAATAAATCCAGACGGTACTGCGAGCGGTTTATTTATAACAGGGGTATATAATCCACAAAATATTCAATATATTTTAGTAGCGTTGGGAATATTATTAGATGGTCAATATAGAGAGAATATGTTGCCTTCTGGTGTGTATAATTTTATTGAAAAATATGTAAGAACGTCTGGAAATGCTCCTCCTGGATTATATTGTTATAATTTTTGTTTAAATACAAAAAAAATGATAACTCAACCATCGGGTGCGATGAATATGAGTCGATTTACAAATGTTCAATTTGAATTTACAACAATATCTCCTCCAGTAGACCCATATGCGCAAGTGTTAACTATATGCGACCCTAATTCTGGAGAAATTGTTGGAATTAACAAACCAACGTGGCGTATTTACGATTATAATTTTAACATGTATTTGATTGAAGAGAGAATAAATATGGTGACTTTTATTGGAGGAAATGCAAGTCTAATGTATGCGACTTAAGTGCGAAACCGGGTGCTTTTCGCACTCACTCAATAAGAAAATAATTTAAAAAAAAATTGAAATGTTTTAACTCACCTACAATCAACAACAAATTATGAACAATTCCGAAAAGATTCGTTTAATAAATCAAATAGTTCAACCTTATTTTAATTTTGAAATGGATGACATATATGGAGATAAAGGTGGCATACCATACCCAAAAATTGAAGAACTAAATACACTATTTTTCAAGAAAAATGGAAAAGATAGAAAACTTTTTATAAATAAAATGGAAGAACAAATTATTTTAAATAAATTAAAAGAATTAAATATTGGTTCTGTTGAAATAATTAAAATACAATCACTTGGGGTATTTATTATTATTGAATTATTTGGATAAATTATTTGGATAAATTATTTGGGTTGAGTCAGATTAAAATCATCAGACAATTCACCATATTTATGCATCCCAATTATCATATAATTTAATATAATATTTAATCAAAATACTTATACCGCAGTAGTTAATGAATGAGTATAAGGATTCTTTCTAAAAGCGTCTAATATGGATGCTTCATTTCTCTCACAATTTTTACATTCATCATAATATTGAGGCGCTCTTATTGCTCCATATGTTTGCGTTGAAGGTGGTAAGCCAGACAATCTTGAAAATGCCGGATTCACTCTACCATCAAATCTGTCCGAATCACTTTTCACGGTTGTCAAATTCATTTGTTGATTAAATATTTGAGTGCCTCCTTGGTTTGGACGATTCATAATAGTTTGCGATTTTATGTCATTGTTATGCTGAGAATATGCAGCTGCGTAACTCATATCTCCATAACCTGACCCGGGAGCAGTATAATATTGACAACTGGTTGTATCTCTCTGTGTATTATCGGGAGAAGTATAATTATTAACATACAACCCTTCTTTTTGGTTATTTATATTGAAATTTGGAGAGAAAATGGTTGTTTCTTTTATTGTTGTCGGCATTTTATCTTTGGGATTATTTACATAACTCTTTGGAACTGCTGGACCAGCTTCGCCATAAATACGAATATTATTTATTGTTTCATCTTTTCGAGTTGGTTTTAACATATCCAATAATGGCGCAATTACTGCCCCAATTGCGCCACTAAAACCACTTCTTAATGTATCAGGCTGCTTTACAGTGGTTCTATTGTTTTCGTAATTTGTATGACTTCTTAAAAAAACATCTTTATCTGTATGAGGTCCATGTCCAGCCGCCATGGAATGATTTATGCCTCCAGATAAGGGTTCTTGTCGTTTGGATGGCTCAAAATTTGTTGGCGCAGAAGCAGCTTTTACTTCTACTGAACCCGCAGGACCCATATAATCACTTGGTATATCGTTACGTCTTACTATTCCCATTTCTTGATTAGGTCTTAATGTTTCACCTTTTTCAGCACCTGTAGTGGTGAGCCAACGTTCTTGGGTGTTGATAAAATATGTATCCGGTCTATTTTTTTCTATACGACCTAACATTTGGGCAGTTGGAGCCGTTTTTATAAAAGAAATCGCAGGTCCTTCGTGATTAATTAATTCATACTCTAATTTAGGATTTGTATCCACTCTTAATTGGTCCACCGTTTTAGGTAACCATTTCTCTCGAGCTTCCATTCCAGAGTTATAACCATTATTTCCATTGATTCCATACCCTTGATCTAATCCAGGACCAACCATTATTGAATCAAATGGCTTTACATTATTGTTTTTCATTGCAGGGTTTACTCGAGATTGATAAAAATCACTTTGATTTGGCATACCATATGTCCATTGCATATTTTGTTCTGGCTTAAATAATGGCGCCTGCTCAATCTTTTTAATCACCTGAGAACCTGACCCATTCATATTGTCTAAAACAGATTCATTTATATTCATATCATAGGTTCGTCCTTTTACTTTTCCTCCATTAAACGGAACCATATTGTTATGATTAAATTGTTCTGATTTTAAATAATTGCCAGTTAATGAATATATTTCTTGCGGATTTTGTCCAACTTTTTGATTATTTATTACTTTATTTTCATATAAATTTTGATTAAAATACTTATCTGTTGCTGCATTTGGATTTATATATTCTTGAACAGTGTCTACTAATTGGTTTATATTTGATACTGGAAAATTTTGTGGAGGAATATTTGTATTTGGTAAAGCCTCCATATTTGTGTAATTTTCTTTTCTTAATTCATTTTTTTTACAATTTGTATTTGATTGATTTGATATTATATACATTCCACCTAATGCTATTAAAGGAATTGCAATTTCCATATTTATATATATATACTTTTAAAAAAAGTATTACAATTATACTTTTAACATTCTCGTTTAGAAGTATAATTGTCTTTTTCTAAAATTCGAGTGCTTACATTATTTTGAAAAGATAGACATGTATTTGCTTGAGGATTTAATAATGGATATTGCCAATTAGCTTGTTCTAAATCGCGATACCACCAAGCAGGATTTGTTGCTCTAGATTGTTCTGTAAATAAATTATTACACGTTGGATATTTTATAGCCTCATTTTGTACATTAAACTTTTTATAATTGTCTTTTTCTAAACAATCTTTTCCTAATTGTCTATTAACACCTCTTAATTCACTTTCTAAATTTATAGCATTTGTTCTTAAATTGCCTCCCCATTTTTGCATAATAATGTGTGGGTCTCCCATATAACTCGGACTTGAACCATTGCCAGGAACATTTAAAATCCACCTGCCTTGGTCTGTCGATTGTTGTAATTCTTTTTTTGTTCTTGCTTCATCATATTTAAATCTTGTACTAGCCATTTTATATTAATAATATATATTATTTAATAAGTAATTTAAAATTAACTTAATATAAAGTATTATGCCATCATTATGTTTAAATATGATTGTAAAAAATGAAAGTAAAATAATTACTAGATTATTAGATTCTGTTATTTCAATTATTGATTGTTATTGCATTTGTGATACAGGTTCTACAGATGATACCATCTCTATTATAACAAAGTATTTCAATGACATAAATATAAAAGGTGACATAAATATAAAAGGTGACATAAATATACCTGGCAAAATAATATTTAAACCATTTACCAATTTTTGTAATAATCGAAATTTTGCATTAAATGAATGCTTAGACATGTCAGATTATGTTTTGTTGCTGGACGCAGATATGATTCTTGAAATAAATAATTTTGATAAAACCTCATTAACTAATTTTGATAGTTTTTTTATTCTTCAAGGAAATGACTCCTTCTATTATCAAAATATTAGAATTGTTAAAAATAATGGACTTTATAAATATATTGGAGCAACACACGAATACATTGATCTTCCACCAAATAATACAACCCACAGTTTCAATAAACAAGATTTATTTATCAGAGATTTAGGAGATGGCGGTTCTAAAACCGACAAATTTGAGAGAGATATTTCATTACTTTTAAATGGAATAAAAAATGAACCAGAAAATGCTAGATATTATTTTTATTTGGCAAATAGTTATCACGATTCTGGAAAATTTGATGAGGCAATTCATATGTATAAAAAACGCATTGAACTCGGCGGATGGATTGAAGAAGTTTGGTACAGTTATTATAGAATTGGGCTTTGTTTAAGAAAAATGAATAAAATAAATGACGCAATACATTACTGGCTTGAAGGATATAATTGTTATCCAGAAAGGTTAGAAGGATTATATGAAATAATTAATTATTATCGTGTAACATATAAACACGCTCTTGGAGAATTATTTTATCAACAAGCAAAACAAATATTAGATTCAAATAAAAATAAAGAACAATATTTATTTTTACATAAAGATGTATATACCTATAAATTATATTATGAACATTCTATATTAGCTGCGTATAATGGAATAACAAATATTAATGATGACATCATACAAATTCTAAACAATTGTCCAAATGAAAGTGAAAAAAATAATCTTCTAAAAAATATGAAATTTTATAAAAATATTTTAACGCAAAAGTTTAAAATTATTTTAGATAGTGAAATATCTATCAAGATAAACGAAAAAGATACAATTATGAAATCTTCGTCAAGTTGTCTAATTAAAAAAATGAATCATTGTGGTTATGATTTAAATATTAGATATGTAAATTATTTTATTAAAAACAATGGCGAATATTTAAATTGTGATAAACATATTATAACAATTAATAAATATGTTGAGTTTGATGAAAATTTTAAAATAACAAATGAAAAATGGATGAATCAGCCATTTGATGATAATAAAAGATATATTGGAATTGAAGACGTCAAAATTTTCAATGACGTTGAAACAAATGACACATTATACATTGGCACAGGATTACATCAGAATAATCAACTAGGCATTGTGTCAGGAAAATATGATAAAATAACTGGAGAGTACTACAGTAACATAACTGAAATAAATCAAAATATTAAACGTACCTTTTGTGAAAAAAATTGGGTTTTCGTTGATTATCTTTCATCCACTCACGTTATTTATGATTGGTATCCATTGCAAATTTGTAAGATTGATTATGAACAAAAGATGTTAATATTAATAGATAAGAGAGAAATGCCCAATTTATTTTCACAGATTCGAGGCTCAACGTGCGGATTTAAGTATTCAAATATTAATATGGTAAATGAATTATGGTTTGTAAATCACTTGGTATCTTATGAAAAACCTAGACATTATTATCATATTATATCTGTATTTGATGAAAACTTACATTTGTTGCGTTATTCTGCACCATTTAAATTTGAAGATGAATCGATTGAATTTTGTCTGAGTATTGTGGTTGAAAAGGATGATGTATTAATCAATTATAGTACATGGGATAGAAGTACTCGTATTGGTATATATGATAAAAAATATATTGAATCTACTTTTTACAAAAAGTAGAGCAAAAAAACAAAAATCCTTTTTACAAAAAGTAGAGCAAAAAACAAAAATCCTTTTACAAAAAGTAGAGCAAAAAACAAAAATCCTTTTACAAAAAGTAGAGCAAAAAAACAAAAATCCTTTTTACAAAAAGTAGAGCAAAAAAACAAAAATCCTTTGTATAGCAAAAAAACAAAAAATTCTTTGTATAGCAAAAAAACAAAAATCTTAATAATTGTCAATAAGACTTGTATCATGATTGCAATAATAGCTGTCAAATAAATATGAATTTTCTTTATAAATTAAATACCAAATATTAACTTCCCACATTATTGTATTTTTTGTTGTAATTATTTCAGTACATTTTAACTTCATTAAATCTGCAAATGTTATAAGATATGATGCTTTCCCTCCAAATATACCACCGGCAAAATACCAGACAATATCTTTATAAATATCTATATTTGTTGAACAATTTAAGTCCCAAATTTTGCCAATTCTAACAGAATTATATTTAACATTTTTCAGATTATTTATTTTATTTACAAAATCTTCATCTGGAATTTCTTTAAAAATGTGTTTAATTCCAAAATCAATCCAAATAAAGTTATATGTTTTAAAATAATTTAATTCAATTGATTGTCTTATCCATTCCGTTTTGTTACACATTGTAAAAATATAATCCAAAGTATCTTTTGAAGAATTTGTTGAATTTAAATGAAATTTAGTCAAATGTTTTTTTAAATCATATAAATATAAATCGGTCTTATTTATTTTAATAATTAATGTATTTAATTTATTGTAATTGTCAGATATTAATTCAAACATTGGTTCATCAACAAATATTATTTTTGGAATATTTGCTTCAAGTATAAATTTACCGTGATTATAATATTGTGTCAAAGAATCGGAATATCTGTCATTGATATTACTAATAAAAGCAGAAACAATTGTTGTCATGTAAATATATACTTATGCTTGTATGTATATATTTAAATACTTATTTTCTTAATAATTTTGCTCTACTTTTTTAAAAGTAGAATTTAATAATATCCTGAAATATTACAATAATAAATTGAACCATCTGTGGTAATAGTAATAATAGCATATTGATAATTTGATGAACTTTCTCCAATTAATTGCATATTTGAATTTAAATTAGTTCTAACTAAACCTGATGTAATTGAAGATGAAATTATACAAGGATGTTCAATCGTACCAGCGGTTCCATTTACATAAATATTTGCTTGATAACCTGGCGGAAATGAATACATATTAATATTATCAATTGAATCTCCAGGCGAAGATAATGAAACTGAATAATTTGATATAACCGATGTTTGAGACGGAATTGTTATACTTGATGAAATGAATGGATTCAGAGAGATAAAATTAGTGTTAATTTGGGTTGGACCAGCAGGACCCGTTTCTCCTGATCCGGTTGGACCTGTGGGCCCTGTATTGCCGCGTGGTCCTATCATTGAATCGCCTGTTGGTCCTTGTATGCCTTGTGGTCCAGGCCCTCTTGAATCACAACATCGTTGGGCACCTAAATATTGTCCATATGTTCCAAAATATCTTGACATATATATACCTTTTATTATTTTTTATTATATTTTTGTAATATATGACAACAACAACACACATTTTTTGTGACGCTGTAAATGGATATGGAGATATTAGTTTAACTTTAAAAATTTTAAAACAATTAATAATGCGTGTTAAAAACATTAAAGTATTGTTTTATTTAAGAAAACAAGAACAAAAACAATCAATTGTAATAAATATGATTGATTCTTTTAATATTAGAGGTGTTGAATATATTTTTTTATTTGAAAATGAAGAAATTGAAAATAAAAATAGAATGGAACAATTTGAAGAAAATATGGAAAGTTTAATTATTATTCCTCAATCAAATTTAACTCTAACTATTTATGAAAATATATGTAATAAATATAATACATCACCTTGTAAAATTCCGGATAAATTAATTGGAATTACTGAATATAATGTTGAAGAATATAACATTAGCGATGTTAAAAACCCATTAATTAAATTGGGATTTAATCAGACTGGCGTTTTAATTGACAAGGATGCAATTACACAAATTAAAAATAAAGATGCTAACATACTTAAAACAAAATATGAAAAACAATATAAGACTGATAAATTATATTTAGCATATATTAGCGAAGAAACCTTTGAATCTTATTTAACATTGTTGTCATATTTTAATGAGGATGATAATTATGTTGTTATTGCACCAAAAATTAAAAATACAAATAATTATGATGTAAATATTTATAATAAACGATTAACCCAAGATGATTTTAGAAATTTAACTTATATAAGCAATAATCCCATTGGTGTAACTGGCGATCAAAGTTTTATTGATGCTTTAATATTGGGAAAAGTATGTTATTATGATAAACCACCATGGAAAGAACATATGATTGATGAACTTGTAACTTTATTAAGGCAACAAAATTTTAATTTATTAGCTGATTGGTATGAATCATACGAAACAGATAATTTAGATGAATTGACAAATGAAGCAAATACATTTTCAAATATGTTATTGTCACAAAATTTGAATACTTATGATAAAATTGTTGAATTAGTTTTAAAAACTATTCAAGGTATTAATGGAGGAAAAATAAAAAAACATGATTATAGAAGATTTAAAAAAACAAATAAGAAATCAAATAAGAAATCAAACAAGAAAAAAACGAATAAGAAAAAAAAAAATAAAACAAAAAAAAAGAATTTTAAAGCATTAAATGTTCCACTTTTTCTAGGATGACGGAAGATTGGAGAGACATAAATGAACACTACCAAGACTGGCGACATTATATTTGACAACTAAAGGTAAATCATTTTCCAAATATAACTCTATTTGAGGACATAAATTGGTGCATTTAATAAAATAACCCAAATTTTTAAGAGAGAACTCACCTTGAATAATTTTAGACGAATCTTGTTTTAAAATAAAGCCCATACTACCGTCAGATTCAGCGCGATGAATTTCAGCAGAAGCAAATTGTCCAGAGCATTTAAATATTAATTCATTGCCAACAGATTTTATTTCTAATTTGTCTGAAATGCAAGAAAGGTCGCGAATAATTTTTTGAAAATCAACCGATGGTAAATTGATAATAGATGAAAAAGTAACGTCCGGATATTTAAGTTCTTCAGGCTCTGGTTCAATTAATCGAAGCTTTTGTGTTTTGCATTGTTTAATCTCTCCATTTTCAAATTTCAAGGTTAGATGAGAAACAATTCCATCTACATAATCACATTTTTCAATATAAATAGTTAACGTGTCATCATTATCAATTGAATTAATTAATTTAAACAAATGAAACATATTTACACCAATAATAATCTTATCTTTAGTACACTCATAAAATTCGAAATTAGGGGCAGGTAACAAAACATGGGCTAAAATAGTGTGAGACTTATCCATATTAATAATTCTCATTCCATCAGGTTCAAATGTAATATTTGTTTCTAAAAGAATATCTTTAAGTGCGGTCATTAATGTCCTAAACGGGGCAATTTGGACAGTTTTTATAGTTAATACATCCCCAGATGGTTGATTTTTATTTGAAAATACAGACATTATATATTATTTTTAATTTTTAACCTTTAAATACTTATGACTTAAATATATACTTTTAACAAAGGGTTAAACTAAAAAAATAATTAATTAAATACAAATTTAATTATAAATACAAATTTAATTATAAATACAAATTTAATTAAATTAACAATAAACAATTAACAATTAATAATATAATAGTTTAAATACAAATTGATATAAAACTTAGATGACTGACAAATTAATGACTGACAAATTAATGACTGACAAATTAATGACTGACAAATTAATGACTGACAAATTAATGACTGACAAATTAATGACTGACAAATTAATGACTGACAAATTAATGACTGACAAATTAATGACTG